ACTGCAAAAGATCACTACAGGGTGGACGCAGGGAGTCAATTCTGTTCGCAATCCTTGGGCATTGCCAGAGAACCAGTTTAAATGGGGAACTAACCTTTCTATTCGCGGTGGAATCGCCCAGACTCGACCCGGCTACACAATGCGCCTTTCTCTACCTCCCGGCAACCTGCAAGGCGGGATTATATTTCAGGCAAACAAGCAAAAAGACGCATCTTTTAGCCGCGAAGAAAATGGAGTTCAAACAGCAGTTCCTGCGAAGATTTTTGATGTAAATGGCGAAGGAGTCATTGCAAGCGAATTGAGCTACATGGTCTTTGCAGTAGACGGCAATGTTTACTACGCACCTTTCCCACTAGTTCAGCCTAAAAACTGGAATGATTACAAACTGAACAGCATTAAGTTCGATCCTGATGTTGAAAATCTTTTCTTCGCACTAGCCACAAAAACGGCAAATTTGGCTACATCCGAAAATGAGTTAGTCACTCCAGCACATACCATCATAATGATGCAGGATGGCATTTCTGCGCCTGCCTACTGGGATGGTTCAAATAAAGTTGGAACGCAGGACTCGTCCATCCCTGTAGGGACACACATGGCATATTCTGGCAATAGAATGTGGGTTGCAGAGAAGAATATCGTTCTTGCTTCCGATCTTGGCGACCCAACTAGCTGGAAGGAACGAACACAAGGCACAGGGAGGGGCGATTTTGCGTTTGTGCGACCTGTTACTGGTCTTGTTTCGTATGTCGGTCAAGATACCTCTACCCGGCTAATCGTGTTTACAGATCGCGCCACATATTCGCTTGCATCTGGTGTGCTGGACAGGACGCAATGGACTACGACTGCTAATTTTCAGAATACGCTTTATCCAACTGTGGGATGCGTTGCGCCTCGGTCAATTGCGTTTCAGGCAGGTCAGATGTGGTGGTATTCGGATGGTGGTCTTGTTGCGGCGGATGTTGCGGCGGCATCATATTTAAGTTCGCAAGTATTGTTTAAGGATATTGAAATGGCGCGAACAAAGCGTTTGATGGATGGGAATCCATCGAATATTTGTGCCGTTGCGTTTGAAAACTATTTAATGTATTCCGTTCCATACCTGTCAAAACTTAATACTGACACAATGGTTATGGACTATGCTCCCGCCGCAGAGTGGGGAAGTGGACGGCAACCTGCATGGGCTGGAGTCTGGACTGGAACTCGACCAGTTCAATGGACTGTTGGGAAGATTGAAAGTCAAAATCGATGCTTTCAATTTTCTGTTGATTATGCACCAACGGCAGATGGTTCTTACAATCATCTTTGGGAGGCATTCCAACCTGAACGATACGATACATATCTTCAGATAAACCCTGACGGCACTACAACCGATCTTTACAATCGCATTTATTGCCAACTTGAAACTCCAATGCTTGGAGACGGCATGGACTTGAAACAATTTATCTACTCTGAAATTGAAGCTACTGAAATCGGTGGAACTGTAGATGTAAATGTAAGTTATAGGGGGTCAAAGGGTCGATATTTGCCGATCTTGAATACTAGGATTTTAGCAGTCACTAATGATTATCAATGGAGGGGAACAGATTACGAAAGCCAAGTAGAGAAAGCTGGCTTTCTTAACACGCAATATCGCAGATTAATTACAGAATCAGCAAACAGGTTAGCTACCTACGAAACCTGCGAAAGCCCATTAACTAACGATGTAGACAAGGCTTTCTCAATCCTGATCGAATGGTGTGGTCAGATGGGCATCGAGATTGTCAGGACTTTCCTAGACCCTTGGAGCGAAAAAGCTACTGGAATTCCTCAATATGTCGAAACTAAATCTTGCGTTGTAGGTCAGAATGGTGACAATTTTACTATCGATTTGAAAGAAAGTCCGTATGAAAATTTATCCTTGTCACAAGAAAACTGGAGTGCCAAAGTTTATAAGACTGTGACTGTAAATTGCACAAGTTCTAGCAAGACGATTTCCGCCACCGCATCTGCTTCATATATTTCAACAGTTAGCTATGCTCATGCGCGAGAAGAGGCTGAAACGCTGGCAGAGCAAGCCGCAACCAATGCCGCTCAAGAATTTAAGGCAAATAACCCCTGCTAATTATGCCTTCCATTGCTAAATCAAAAATAAGATTGACAGATTTTCCGAATAAATTTATCTCGCCTTTTACAGATGAATTTCTGGTTCCTGTCTACTCGTCTATTCCTTTTGAAAAAAATCAAAATGAGTGCTTGCCGTGTGCGTTGTGCGGCACATACAATGATCGCCAAGATGTCTTGGATCAAGTTGCTTCGCAGTATACGGGATTCAAGCAAGGACCAGTTCCAGACGAAATTTTTGTCGGTTTTAACTAATAAATAAATACATGAGATCAACAATTGAATATAAGCTAATACCAAAAGATTCAGCAGAGTTCCTTGAACTTTCTGATTTCGCGGAAACATTTGATCATAAGATTGTAGATCATCCTCAAATCAATGTTTATGGTCATTACAAAGATAATAAGCTAGTTGGCTATAGTGACCATGTATTCATTCCAACAATTTATCCTGCTTTCCACCCAGATTTTACAACTCCACGAGATGTGATACAGACCATGCATGACTGGAGAGTTTACAATCAACTTACAGGTGGTCCCGGCTATGTCGGAGTGCCATTGCAAAGTGAGCGATTTACATTCACCAATGAAATCATGGAAAAGTTAGGCATGGAACGATTAAACCGAGAAGTATTTTACATTAAACGAAAGGAATAAAATTATGGGTGGAGCCGCAACAGTACCTACTGGTCGATACATGAGCCGACCTGATTATCAAACAGATTTTCAAATTTTATCTCAAAAACAAGGGATGGGGAATACCGCCCTTGATATTGCGTCTACTGATTTAAATGCCGCTCAAGCTGGAGTATTAGGTACACAATTAAATTTACTTAAATCAAGAGGAGACACTTTAAGCACCGCAAGAAATGTATTTGATTTGCAATCAAAGATGCAACCTTTGATGCAAGATTTTGATGCCGAGCAGACCTCTCGGCAAGCCGCGCAATTTGGCTTATCTAATGAAGCGAGGGCAAGGCAGGGAGAAGAATTGCTTTCTCCTGCGACTGCTCGTATGCGGTATCAATTGCCAGAACAAATCGAAGCGGTGACATCTGACGAGTCTTTTAAAAACCGCATGGATGCTTGGTTGAAAAATAAAGGCATTTCTTCAGTTAGTGGAACAGGCGTCGATCCTTCGTCATCTTTTGGCCGATCCATGCTTGCAGATGTATCAACTGAAGAGGGACGCAAGCGGATGCTGGAAGACATTGAACTGCGGAATAAGTTTGTTACTAGCCAGCAACGCCCAATCGGAGGATTAGACCCTAGCGCATTGATCAACAAAAGAATGACAGCAGAAGCTGAAAATCGTGGTGCAATGTCAGACTGGCAATCAGGTATTTTACAAGGAGCGCAACAACTTGGTCAAATTAATCAATTAAAACAAGCAGAAGAATTTGAACAGGCAAGACAACTTGGATCAACGCTTGATTCATTCCAGCAAGCAAGAATGGGATTAAATCAAAATGCCTTTGACTATTTAAGCAAGAATATGGGAGAGATTTTAAATCTATCCAATGTTCAAAAGCAAAATCGTCAGGCTTATGATCAATCTTTATACAATGCGGCAGTTCAAAATGCACAATCGCAGAATGCTTCAAAAGCAGGCATGATTTCGGCAGGCGCAGGCATTGGTGGTGCGGCAATCGGTGCGGCGGCAATCATTATATAAACAAAAAATCTGTCTATATGGATCAACTTATTAGCGAAACAATCGAGAAAGCTAAAAGATGGGCAAAAAATTGGCCCAATTCTGTCGTTTTGTGGTCAGGTGGAAAAGACTCGACTGCGATGCTTCATTTGCTTAAATTTCAAGCTGGAATCGATGTGCCTGTAATTCAGTTTCGGCAACCGAAATTTCGCGAGCGATATGCGTATTCAGATCAATTGATCCGAGATTGGGATTTGACTGTCTTTGACTACCCTGCAAGCCGATTTGCATTAGCAGATGGTCCTGATACAGAGACTGGCGAGGTGCGCTTTGATCTTCTACATTATTTCCAATGGGGAACTAAAGCTGTTGTTCTGTCATTAGGAACCGAGCGTCCAAAGGAAGGTGAGAAGTTCATGTGCGGTGTGCGTGACTTTCTAAAACGACCCACAGGAACCTTTAATTGGCCGTGGGAGTCAGTCTGGATCGGAACTAAAAACTCCGATACTGATTTGATCAAAGGTCATGTGCCTATTTCGCAAGATATTCGCCATGCTGATGGCAGTCCTGTATCGCTTTACCTTATGCGCGATTGGACTGATCGCGACATCTATCAATATCTAGAGGATAACAAAGTAAAAGCCGATCCTACTCGATATATTAAAACAAAATCTGGATGGGCAAACAATCCTGACAAGTCTTTAAACGCAGACTTCTATCCGACTTGCTTAAATTGTGTAGATCGACATCAAGGCAATCAAGTGTATTGCCCAAAGTTAAAAGCAACTGTGACAAATATATCACATCTTGCACCATACGAAGATATCGTGATACCAGAGTTAGGATTCAAACCAGTTAATTGGGAGAAATAATATGGGTGGAGCAAACAAATCAAGCACTTCAACAACGCCGGGAGGGGCATTTAACCCTCAAGCGCAAGTTCAAAAAGCAACTCAAGCAACCGCCGCAGATTTAGCGGCATTCGATGCAGAGCAGTTGCAAAACAAACGAATTGCTCAAGGACTAGATTTTTTAGGACAAGGAATTTCAGGCACGGCTAATAGCAGTCCTGCATCTACTCCTGCATCTGCCGCTTTAGCGAGTCAGAATCAAGCAGATAACTATAAAAAATTAATGGAGATGCAATTATCTCAAAAAGATTCTGACTCTTTAAATTTCATGCCGCAAATGCCATTTAATTTACAAAGCACAAACCCTGAATTAGTTAATAATGCTTGGGCAGATGCTGTTAAAACATTGGTTGGAAGTGCAGTATCTGGTGCTGGTCAGATGTATAAGAAGTGACGAATTATGATTGCCAAAAATGCGGAGCCTGTTGCAGTTTTAAGTGGTCATGGCCGATCTTCAAACGAGATCGATCAGATGCAACTGGCATTCCTGCGGAAATGCAACGAACAGATTATCCTATAATGAAGACTGAAAACAACAGATGCGTTGCTTTAGAAGGTGAAGTTGGAACCGCAGTTAAGTGTTCTATTTATAATTGCAGACCGCAGGCGTGTAGGTTATTTGAACCCGGATCAAAACTTTGCTTGGAAGCTAGGTCTAAAATAGAATTATAATTATGGGTGGCTCATCATTTGGAAAAGTTGTAACTAAAGTTGTTGATCCTTTTAACCTTGGGAATTCTAAATTTGTTAAATCCGCTAGAAAAGTAATTGATCCATTAAATATAATGGACCCATTAAATGTTTTGCCGGGAAGCGGTAAGCCAATTGGGACATGGGATAAAAACTTTGGTGCGCCATTAATGAACTGGTTAAATCCAAAGCAAAGTTCATATACACCAATGACAAAAGGGTTGCCATCAAATGCTCAATATTTTCAGCAACAACAACAAATGTTGCAAAATATGCAAGCACAGCAACAGATTAAACAAGCACAGCAACAAAGTAAACTTGCTAATTTGAGATCACAAGCACCATCTTACCCTGCCGCTACTCAAACAACAACTGCTCAAGTGCCAGCTACTTTATCTGCTTCAGCAACCGCTCCGTCAACTGCTCCGTCAACTGCTCCGTCAACTGCTACTCTTGCACAAACAAAAAGTAGTGATACAGCTATTGCTTCCGACTTGCCAATAGAATTCGGTTATAAACCACCAACTACAACTTCAAAAGTTGCAACTGCAAATACATTTTCATTGCCTAATATGTCAGACATTAAGTTTGGCGGGGCATAACAAATAAACGAAAGGAAAATAAAATTATGGGCGGCGGACCTAGCGGACCATCAAAGTCTCAAATTAAAGCAGAGCAGGGATTGCGAAATCAAGAAATGCAGATGCAACAAGCGCAATTCAATCAACAAATGGCTCAACAAG